AAGGAGGACAGCAAGTTCCTGACTATCGGAGACAGGGCTGCTGAGTTGTTCCAGAACAGCTTCCGGCCCCTTGCTGTACTGGAGCAGAAGATTCGTGGGTCTTCACCCAAACTCAATCTAGCTGACAAGTTTAGCCTGATTGGTGGTGCTGGCGGTAAGGCTGAACCGGCGATTGCCGAGATGGAACAGGTGCGTCGCACCTTAGTTGGCGACATCCACCCCAAGGACATCAATCGTTATTTCGCCCTTAACCGCGCTTCGGACCGCTTGCAGCGCGGCATCGTTACCGGAGGTCTGTCCATTGACGACACTCAGCGGTTGCTTACCGATCTTCGCAAGGGACTTGGTCAGGAGAAGATTGATAGGCTGGATAAGTTCGCGCAGTATATGCAGCAGTCTGCGGATGCGGACCTTCAACTGATGGTGTCCTCTGGCCGTATTAGCCAGAAGCTGTATGACGAGATCAAGGCTGCGAACGACTTCTATGCACCGTTTCATTTCACTAATAAGATTGGTGAACTTGATTTGCTGAGTCAGCGTTCGCGTAGCGGTCAGCCGATTGACACTCAGGCTGAGCTTGCGAAGGAACTGGTTGGCCTGAACGACAAAGACCTAAAGCTTGGCGACATCTTCACCGCCTTTAAGCGCAACAAGTACAACGCCCACATTCTGGCCGAGAAGAGCGCGGCTATGAAGGAGCTTGTTGAGGTGGCGATGATGGATAAGGACGGCGTCTACGCCAAGTTTGTTAAGAGCCCACAAGCTGCTCCTCGCAATATGGAGACGGTTGCCTACTTGGATGGGGGTAAGACCAAGTACATTGCCGTCGATCCTAGTGTTGCCCGCGCTGTCTCTGGTCTGAGCCCCATTGAATTGGGGGTCGCAGGGAAAATGCTACAGATTGGTAGCCTTGGTCTTAGGACTGGCGCTACTTTCCTCAATGCCGCTTGGTTGTCGAAGAGCCTTCCCATCGACTTTCTGCGTCAGATGACGATGAGCAAGTATGGCATCCGCGAGCCAAAGGATTTGCTGCCGTGGACCGGATACACTCTCGATATCATTGAGTCGTTTGGCTCGGCTATTCAGGCCCACGCACCGGGGCGCTTTAAGAACATCACTCCCCTGTACAAGCAGTACTTGGATAGCGGCGCTGCCCGCTCCACGTTTGCTTCCGTTATCAATGAGGACGCCTTTACCAAGGCCGTGATGCGCGGTGATGACGGCACTATCGCCAAGCTCATTGATGTTGCCGACAAATACATCCTTAGCACCCCCGGCAAGTTTGCCAATGCCCTTGAGGATACCATCAAGCTTATGGGCTTGAAGCGCGGTATGCGCTTTGAGAACGTGGATAAGCTTACCCCTGAGGCTAGGGCCAAGATGATGCAGGAGATCGCGTATGAGGTTCGCAACTACGCTGGCTCTCCTGATTTTGCTAAGTTTGGTTCGCTTGGACGACAGGCTAATCTAATTTCGATGTTTGCTAACGCTCGCGGTCAGGGCATTGCGGCTGACTTCGCCCGCCTTACTGGACGTACTGGGACTAGAGAGGCTAGGGATGCTTGGCTCCGCATAGGTATTACGTTTGGCGGATCTGCTGCTGCGCTCTGGGCTGTTAATCACACCCCAGAGAATGTTGAGGATTACACCAAGCTATCGGAGCGGGATAAGGTTAACTTCTTCAACATCCCCCTGTACGACGAGAATGGGCCTAAGTACAATACGGATAAGTACGGGCGCAAAGTACGCGACTACCTGCGAATCCCCAAGCGCGACGTTTCGGCGTTGATGTCTAACAGCCTCGACAAGGCTTTGGATTTTTACGGAGAGCAAAACCCCGAGGCGGTATATGAGTGGGCCAACGCGATGGCTGACGCCATCTCTCCGGTATCCATCTCTGGACGCAACCTGTCGGAGCGAGGTATGTCTGTTATCTCCAGCCTCAATCCTGTACTGAAGGTTCCGATTGAGCAGATCACCAACGTCAACCTGTTTAGGAAGACCCCGTTGGTTGGCCGCGATCTACAGGAACTGAGCCCTCAGTACCAGTACGAGGAGTCCACGCCTGAGATTTATAAGAACATCGCACAGGCTGTTCCCGGCATCAGCCCCATTCGCTTGCAGAGTGCGGTTGAGGGTATGACTGGTGGCGCATTCAGTCAGTTCGTCAAGAAGCCGCAGGAAGGACGCAATGAACTGGCATCCAATCCCCTGCTTAGTTCGTACTTCCGTAGCGGTACTCTGGATGAATCGGCTGCGTTTGATCGGATTGATAAGCTTCGTACCCAGCAATCTGATCGCGCCTTCATCCGAGAGATGGAGATCAACAAGGCTTTGGAGGCTGCTCTGGCCCTGCCAAAGGAGCAGCGGCAGGCGGCAATGCGCGCATCCCTGCCTGCCAATGTTGTTGCCGATCCTGCCTTTGGCGACACCTTGGTGCGCCTGATCATCGACAATCGCCTGAAGGTTACTCCGGTGGAGCGTCGTACCCGTACCCTACAGCCTAGCGAGCGGGCTCAGTACATCTACGAGACGATGGTTGGTCTCAAGACTGACGATCAGAAGCGAGCCTACATCAACCGCCAGTTGAGCATTCCCGGTATGGTGACGGATGATGTGGCTGTCTATCTGAAGCGTTGGCAGAAGTCCAACCGTTAGGTTGTGCCGCGAATCCGTAGCTCGATGATGTCCTGACCGTCCTTGCACACCCTAACTGGAGTGACCTCAAACTCAATCCAGCCTAGGGCGCAGGCGGATCGGCCAGCATCTACGTTGTAGGAGGATCGGCCAGACTCGTAGGCTTTAAGGAACGACCCTGTACGGCCTAGCCAAGGCGTGCGTTCCCGCACCTGTGCCCCGCTCCCATTGGTCACCAGTTTGATTCTAGGGCTACTTGGCACGCATCCCTTGCCGTGGGTGTGCCCCATCAGGTAGAGGTCTGCATCTGCGGTAGAAGCCATCTTCTCGATGGTATTGAAGTTGCCGCCAATGGTGGTGCCGCCGCCCTTGCCGTGATGGGCAAAGATGTCTAAGGTTGCACCCTTACCCCGTCCCTCGATCTCAATGGATAGGCGGATGAAGCCGCAGACCCCAAGGTACTTGGCATTCAGCGCAGAGGCTAGAACGTGATCGGTGGTCTGCTCACCAAAGTCGAAGTAGTGGTTTCCCCCTAGCATCCCAATCATCCTGCCCCGCATAAAGCCAAGCTCGTTGGCTAGAGTAGCTACCGTACCCTTGTACACGTTCTTCAGCGTGTTTTTGGTCGTGTCGTGTAGGTTGACATCCGACAGGACAATGCGCTCAGACGTACTTACGCCGTCCGTGTAGTCGCCCATCCCCAAGAACAGGGCGTTCTTCTGCGCCTTAGCATAGTCGAGGAACTCCTTCCAATGGCTATGCGCGAACATATCCGAGTCGCGGTGAATATCTCCAAACGGGATAATCTTGAAAGGCTTATTGATCTGCGTCTCCACCTTGATGGTGTGCGCGGTGAAGATGCCGTCAGTTTTCATTTGAAGTCTATAATCAAGGAGCCGAATCCATATCCAATCCAGAGGGTAAGGAATCGCATCGTGCTCCAGCTATGGGGTTTGTCGCTGTGGTGGGCGTGAGCCATTACCCTATTGCGGTAGAGCATAAGGCCAATGGATTTGCGCTTCTCGTATCTAAGAGTCATTGCTTGCGCGACGCCTTCCTTACTTCCCTTTGCTGTTGCGTGACTTGGGAATGGCAGGCTTTGCAAAGCAGCCTGTATCCTTCGCGTTCGACGAAGAGGCGTTCCACATACTTGTCCCAGCTTTGGAATCCGAAAAGCGGGTCCACAACTGGGTTGATGTGGTCAACGTGACACTCGGAGTTGCCGACGGTCTGAAGACAGGCCGCGCATTGGTATGCGTTGCGCGCCACTCTGGCGGCTTTCTTGCAAGCATACTTAGGAGCCCATCGTCCAGAGGCTCGCCTGAGTGCAGATATAACGAACGAACGGAATTTAGCTTCGGTCCAAGTTCCATTGCATCGTGTCATCATATCACAAGCATATCACTCACAGGGATGTACGCATTGTCCCTGACCGCAGTTCCGCCGTTGCAAGTGGCCTGTGTAGTGGTGGTCTTCCGGTTCAGATCAACCAGTATTCGGCCCTGTGTATCGCATACTTTACACCAAACAACTGTCGTATCTGGGATGAGGTATACGATGAGCAAGCCGTGACATTGCAGCGACTTGGAGATAGATGTCAGCTTCTCGATCTTGGAGTAGCTGACCAGATAAGACCCAAAGCGTTTCAGTTGGCTTAGGGTCATCTGCCGCGTCTTGCACTCCCCAACGGCAAGGACGCTATCCCGGTAAAAGATAGCGTCGATGTCGGCACAAAGCGTATCGTTGGTTGTGATACAACTCACCTTCTTCTCTTTGCAGAAGATGGATAGGCATTCGTGCTGGTAGGCTATAAAGCGCCTACCATTGGAGGTGTTGCAGTCCAGATTCACCCGTTGGTGCGTCGGACTACCTCTTTGCCCAGCCAGAGTAGGCAGGCGTGGATGTGCTTGCAGTTGATGCGCTCAGCGTGCGGGTAGTCGTTGGGCGCATAGCCTGCCTTTATCCTAGGCTGGCACCTCGTTGCCCAATCGCGGCAGGAGCACTCACCCAAACCGCGATTGAGACTGAGGTCGCAGACGTAGAACTCCTCCTCCTTAGATGCGGAGGTAACGTGGAAGAGGAGTTGCCCGCGATGCTCAACTCTTACATTTGCTTCGGCCTTCACAGGCTGAGCCTTTCGCGACGGCGGTAAGGAACGCATCGTAGCGTTCGATAGCCTTGAAACAGTCCACGCGATCCTCGCCGTCACGGATATCCCGCAGCAGCATAAGGCGAATGGCGCGCTCTTCCTGTTCAATTTCCTTATCGAGTTGATTTGTCATTGGTTGAATAGCGGAACAGATAGCCCTGTTCCTCGGCCCATAGCGGGTTGTCGTGGATGTGCGTATGACAATCGCGACAAACAGCTAGGAAGATAGTGACATCATTAAGCTTCCCACCCCTTCCGAGGGGAAGCTTATGATGAATGTCGGTTGACTCAAAGAAGTCGCAAACCTCACAGGTCGGGCGTGCTGATAGGTAGTTCTGCTTATTTACGCGATAAGCTTTCAGGGCTCTCGCCCTCTTGGAACTCACCCGCCTGAGAGGAGAGCGTTTCACCCTCGCGGATCGTAGTTGTTCTTATACCGCCAGATGGCGCAGACGTTCTGGAACATATCCCATTCCTTCTGCAACTCACCAGCCTCGTACTTAACAACATCGATACGACCCGGCTCGGTCGTGGAGATGTAGACGTTGTAGCCCACAGCCTCGTTGAAGCCGGTGTGCTGCCAGACATCCTTCCACACAGATGCATAGTAGGCCGCGATCTGGGTAGCGTGCCCGAATGACGGGATGATGGGCTCATCCTTGGTCGTCCGCTTGGACTTAAAGTCCAAGATGCCGGTGATGGCACCGTGACGGAAGGCCAAGTCAGTCGTGCCAGCGTAGCCGTAGTGCCGGTTGGTCGTGATGAACTCGGACTGAGTCACCTCAATGCCAAGCTCCTTGACCTTGCCCAGCGCATCCTGCGCGTAGTTGACGATGTCCTGATCGAAAGACTCCTCGGTGAGCTTGAGGTGGCTTTCGATGCAGTTGTGGATTTTGGTCCCCAACTCAGCGGCGTCATCCGCCTCATCGAACGCCTTCTCAAGGATGAAGTCCGTATAGCCATCGAGCGACTCATCTCCAATCGGCGGACGATTGAAGCAAGCCTCGACAATCTTGCGGTGCTTCCACCTTTGGATGCCCTCGTTGCTCACCACCTTGAGGATGGAGGTAACGGAAGGCAGCAGACCAAAGGTCTTGGCGTCCTTGATGGTGGTTGGTCGCGTCGGGTTCTTGGCCGTCTTCGACTTTGTGGGTTGGGTATGGGCAGACTGCCCATCCTTGGTGTACCAATGTTCAGCCATATCTATCTCTTTCTTTTTTTAGGTGCCCCGTGCGAACATCCAGAGGAGCGCGCACAGGGCTATGGTTAGTGCGGTGACGGTGACAACGAGCTTGATAAGCTCATTGTCATCGTGCTTAAAGGACATCGCTCTTCGGCTTGGGCTCGCTGATGGCGATGGACAGGAACTTGGTTCCTGACTTGGACTCACGCAGCCAGCCAGCAAGGCGGTAGTCCTTGCCGTTGACGTTCAGCTTGCCGGTATAGTCCGGCTTCTTGTCGCCTTCGCCCTTCTCTTGATTCTTGAAGAGCACGCCCTTGTTTGTATTATCGTATTCCATATGTTTGGTTGGTTAGTACTGACGGAAGTTAGAACGGATCATCGACCACCTTGACGGCGGACTTGGTAGCAGGCTTGGGAGCAGGAGCAGAGACGGCGTCATTGCCATCATCGTCAGCCTGAGTGATGCAGAAAAACGCAGCCAGCGAGTAGCGGCGAAGGTAGGTCAGAGCAGACCCTACCCCCTGTGCGTCTTGCTTAGCTAGCGGTGTATGGGCAACGTCCTCAATCCATTGGCCGGATGTGTGGATGAGCCGGGTCGTCAGGCATACGCCAGTCGAACCGATGGACGGAGTCTGGACGATGACGATGCCGTGCTTATTCGCGGCCTCCTTCACCGCCTCAATCACCGAGCCAAGGCTAGCGTAAGACGACTTAAAGTGCGGGTTCTTGCTGTCCTTGGCAGCGTTGCCGATCTCCTTCTGTGCAGCCAGCAGGGCTGGCGCAATCTTGTCGATTAGGTCCGAGGTTGTCATTCTAGTTGAGTCTTAACGTCGGACAGCCAAGCCCGTGTTGCGTCGAGTACTTCCTTCTGCTCGGCGCACTCCGGCTCCGGCCAGAACGTCATCCAACCGCCCATCAAGATGGCGGCTTGGGCAATCATTTGTTCGTATTCCTCTCTCTGTGGTTTCATCTTTACCATTGTCTATGCTCTCCTGTTTATGGGTTGTCGTTGCTCCGTCAAGCGGTTTCTTGCGGAAAATTGTGTCGTAGTTCTGCCGATACGTTTCGGTGAAGCAATTCCTTGGTGCGTCGCCTTTTCCGTTCATTGTGCGATGGGTCTAAAGGTGGTCATAGCTTTCCTGATACGTCTTGGGGAAGGTCATATCCTCCTCCGCTCACCGTTGGATGGCGTGGAAGGTGGTGGTTGGCCGGTGGAAGCTCATCGTCAGGCTGGCGACACCATCGCTGCGCCCCTTGGCTTGGATGATGTTGACCTCGATGCGCTGGATGGACTGGTCGTTGAGGTCTTGCGTTGACCCATCCTCCTTCTCGTCCGGTGCGTGGATGAAGATGACCCTATCAGAATCCTGCTCGATGTTCCCTGACTCACGCAGATCGGACAGGCGCGGCAGTCTGTTCTCCTTCTCCACCTCTCGGCCAAGCTGGGCCAAGAGGATGACCGGAATCTTCATCGAGACGGCAAGGTCTTTGAGGGCCATCGTCATCCGTCCAATGGCTATGTCCCGCGTCTCACCTTTCTCCTGCTGTGGGTCGTACCGCTGGAGGTAGTCAACGATGATAGCCCTGATGGGCATAAAGGCTTTGCAAGCCTCCACCCGTGCCGTGATCTGGCTGAGCGTGCGATCCTGATCAAAGACGCTTAGCGTCTTGAGGGCCGCGACCTCCTCCAGTCCACGGGTAAATCGCTTGGCATCCGCATCCATCGCTTGGTTGCGCCGGATCAGTCGCCAGCTAACACCTGACCTGACCTGTGCGAAGAGCGGGGCAAGCTGCTCGATGGGCATCTCTCGCGAGAACAGGAGCACGTTGCCGTGCTTGTTGGCCCAATGCCAAGCCACCTGTCTAGCACAGGATGACTTACCCCGGCCCGGTCGAGCAGCTACGATGATCAGTTCACCAGCCGTAGCCTTGCCCATCTGCGTATCCCAATCAGCCCAAGGCCACTCCATCCCTGCGTTCTCTTCGGTCTCCTTGCCTGCGAGGATGTCAGCCACCTTGCCAATGCAGTCCGTAGCTGCCTGCGACAAGCTCTTGGTGACGTTGGTTGCGTTCTTCAGGGCCAAGACCCGGCTGATCTTGGCGACGAAATCATCGAGGCTGGCCTTGCGGACGAGCGCAGCCTCGCGTGTTTCCTCCGAGATCAACGCAATCTGGCGTAGCTGGTAAAGCTCGCGCAGTTGGTCGAGACTGTATGAGAACGTGATGCCGGTGGGTCCGTGCTCAAGGTAGCCGGTCGCCTCGCTGAAGCCAGCGATGCCCCCGACAGACTCAAGCGAGCCAGCCTTACGCATCTCCTCGCAGAGGATGTGGGCGTCGAACGGTCTGCCGTGTGCGTGACACGCCATAATGGACGACCAGATGCGCTTGTGCGGCAGGTGGTAGAACCACTCTGGCTGCACCTTGTAGTCCAACGCCTTGATGAGGTAGGTTGGACCGTCGAGGACGATGCAGGATAGCACCGTCCGTTCTGCTTCTATGCTGTGTGGTAGGTTCATTCTCTGTTCTTTCCTTTCATATATTTGATGATCTCTTTCTCGGTCTTGGGCAAGTCCTCGTAGCAACCCCGTCGCTTGACGATGTTGCCCACGGTGGTCTGGGTGCTGTTCAACGCAGCCGCGATGTCTTTGATGCGCTCGCCTTTCTCAAAGCGGCGCAATGCCTCCAGTACAAAGGGCAGGCGGACTGGTGCCCGCTGTACCCGATTGTCCTCCTTTACGGGACTGAGCCAGATGGGACTGGCTGGTGCGTTGTCATACTTACCCAGATGCTTTTCCATCATCCAACGGATCGACGCCATAGTCTCGCTGATATTCATTTAGTTTCCTTTCTAGTTTACGTGCGAAGTCTGCGCTCACCTTCTGTACCTGACCGCATTGGAGAATCTTGCGAGTCTCCAGATCAGTTAAAGGTGTAGCGTTTACATTCAGGTTGGGTTTGAACGGTTTGGAGAAGAGCTTGAACATATTGGTTCAACGCCTCGGCGCTGGAGCAGATGCTTCCATTCCTCGGCGGTGATGTACTGACGTTGATAGCCTAGCTGGCTAAGCTTGGATACGACGGAGGTGTGGTTGAGATGCGTGAACTCAGAGAGGAGTTGCTTGATGGAGTAGCCCTTGCGCGCTGCAATCTCAAACTTGATGCGAGTTGTTAGCATTCCAGTTTGTCCACCATATTGGAGAGATACTCGCGACGAATGTAGGAGGCGAGGTCTTCGGGTGTACGCCAAGAGTCTGTGTTAGGGCCGTACTTGATGCCGTCGTGCAGGAAGCTATCCAGACTCCAGATTATTGCAGCCATATCCGGTGCAAGAATGGCTTGCTTATGCTGATTCTGGTCTTCGGGAAGGTTGAACTCAAGTGTGGCTTTCATAGATGGCTTTGGCTACGTTAGGGAACTGCTCGTCAAAGATGACGTTGATTGCTTCCGCGATTTGGCGGTGCTCTGTCTGGGTGCCTTCGGATGTGCGTTGCTCAAGGTAATGTATCCAAGAGCGCACGTTGCCTGTCATATACAGGGTGGTCTGGGTGCAGAGAGGCAAGACCATCCGCGCCGTTTCTTTGCTCACGCCGTTATCCAGCAGATGCTCGTACACCTTGAAGGCTTGCTCGACGACATCGAGTGTCATCTCTGCAAGCTGTACGTTGTGCATCGCTACCCCGCTGGCCTGTCTGTTGGTAGGATGTTGGGTGCGTAGGTCGATACGCTCTGGCATCATAGCCTGTGCGTACCGCTGGCTAAACTCCTGAAACGTAAACGACCTGTGCCTCAGTATCTGCGCGGCAATAGCCCGTGAGGTTGTGATCTCCACAGTCATAGAGACCGTTTCGAATACGGACCAATGGCCGTTGCGGATGCAGTAGTTGAGCAGGCGTGCCCCCGTCTCGGTGTTCGTCTGGTTTGACGGGTTGCTCACCCGTGCAGCGTAGACGATCAGTTGCTCGGCAGTCTTGATCCCGTCCTGTTCAAGCAGGTGGTGGGGTTTCGTAATGGCGATTAGTCTTACGTTCACGATGCTTCCTCCGCTCTGTTAGCAATGGCTTGGTTAGCAACGCTGCGCCAGTAGGCGCTTCGTTCGGTCTCGATGCTGAGCATTTGCCTCAGCCATTCGTTTTCCTTTTGTCCCTTGGTGTCCGTACCGCCGCACTTACAGACCCAGTTGGTCTGGTTATTCAAGCGGGCGATCTCGTTGCGTAGTTTCTGTATCTCGTTAGCTGCGATGTCAGAACTCATTGTTATTCACCTCCGGTTCCATCATCCGATTGATCTCTCCGGTGTAGTGATCGATGAGGTTGATGATCGCACCCCGGTAGTCCCGCACCTGTTGCCGCATCTTGTCATTGTCGGCGGTTAGCTTGCCGATATCGGCACGCAGACGCTCGATCTCCTTGATCCCATCGCGTGCATACAGATTCACCTGAGAAGTCAGGTGCTGGTTCTGCATTTCGAGTGCTTTGATCTCTGACTTCAGTTGTCCTTTGGTCTTAACTTTCATTGTGTTGGTTTGTTTCCTGTGATCATCCACTCAAGGCAGATGCCGTATCCGTGGATGTCTACTAAGTTGTCGTCTTTGTGTTTGTGTGCTTGGCGGCAGAGCTTGAGTCCGATCATCAGCAGAGGGATGTCCTCTGCTGTGATGGGTTCCTTCAGCTTGCC